TATTTGCGTGACGTCGAACTTCTTGCCATATCCGAACTGGAACCATGCGCAAAGATCGCAGAAGATTTTTTCTTCTTCGCCGTTAATCTCTGCGTTGCATCGGCCCTCCGCTTCAGCCACATCGAGCCATCCGCTGGAGTCGGCAATCTGGTAGTTGTGGTTATCTTCTAACCACTTATTCACTCGTCGTTTGTATCGCGAGTGTTCGTCGTATGCCCTGCGCCACCTACGGTACTGCCCGTAGTCTTGCTCGCTGAACTTCGGCGCTTGATCAGTTGATCCAGGGCGTGCCACCACTTCTGGTAGTGGCTGTCCATCGAGCTGCGCCGCCGCCGCAGCTTCCTGTCCCTCGCCTGCCATTTTGATTCCCCCATGTTGATGTCCTCTCAGTCGAGCTTACCACACGAGTGGCACCGTCTGACACTCTTTTTACGTGGCAACGCAGCATCCCGCTCTTTGATGACTGTTCTGGCCGAGCGGTACTGCTTGAAGAGGGTCTTTTCCCACTTCTTTGCCTTTCGTGGCGAGTACTCTTGATGAAGTTGGAGGAGCCGCTTCGCCCAGAGGGTCGTGTGCGCCTCCCCGGACCAGATGTGTGCAAGCTCATGGAGCCCAGTCTCGACATCCCAGCCGCAAAGGGTGATCTCCGAAATCTCACTGACGGCGTACCCGAGGGCGTGATACGGCTGCTGGAAGTCGTGGACATGAAGCTTGACCTCGGTGACTTTAATGCGATGTCGACGCGCCATGTCTCCGATTGCCTGAAGGGACTTCTTGAACACCTTGACGTGCTTCGGCTCAGCGCGTTTTGGGTAGCTCAGTTTGAACGGTAGTTCATCCTCCCAGGCGAAGTAGGACATTTAACGGCCGCCAAGGTTAAACTTTTTTTCGAGGTTTGCCGCCGTGGCAAATCCTGACGACGAAACTGGAGTTTCGCCCGGATTAAAGAACACCAGCGTTGGAAGGGACATGACGTTGAACGCCTTTGCTGCCGCTGGGCTCTGGTCTACGTCAACCTTTACGAACTTTATTGTCTTGGAGAATTTTTCCGCGAGCTTCTCGAATTCCGGCGCCAGTCGTTTGCATGGACTGCACCACCCAGCCCAAAAGTCGATGAGGACTGGTCCGTTGTGATTGAGAACTTCCGACGTGAACTCCACATCGGTTACGTTGACGATTGCCACTTTGAGCTCCTTTCTGGGCGGTCATTCTACCAGCCTTTGCTGGACCGGCGACTGTACGCTTTCCTTAACCATGCCCACAAATCGGGTTTGCGACTTCTTAAACCAGAGCGGATATTCCCCTGTCGGACCGTTTCGGTGCTTGGCGATTTTGAGGTTTACAACTTCGCCGTCGGCCGAACGGGACTCCTCGGTCCGCTCGTTCTCCCGCCAGAGCATCAAAACCACATCGGCATCCTGTTCTATGCTACCGCTCTCACGAAGGTCTGAAAGTCTAGGCTCCTTCGTATCTCGCGACTCTGACGCGCGTGAAAGCTGACTCAGCGCAATGACCGGCACATCGAGATCTCGCGCAATCGATTTCAGTCCACGAGAAATCTCGCTAACCTCCTGCACGCGATTCTCTCGCCGATCACCACCCATGAGCTGTAGGTAGTCGATGATCACGAGGTCAATTGAGTGCTCTCCAGCAAGCCGCTGGCACCGTGCGCGAATTGACGCAATGTCAATTGACGATGTGTCGTCAATAAAGAGCGGCATCGTATTCAGGCGAGAAAACGAATTTGTAAGTGAGGCCCAATCAGTCTCGCTGATTGAACCTGTGCGAATGCGTGATGCGTCAATCGCCGCGTCACCACTGACGATGCGCTGTACCAACTGCGAGCTGCTCATCTCTAGCGAGAAGAACGCCACAGTCTTTAGCTGCTTTGCTGCATGTTCAGCGATGTTGAGGGCAAGCGACGTCTTACCAACCGACGGACGAGCCGCCAGAATAATTAGGTCGGATTTGTGGAATCCGCCGAGTGTTCGGTCCAAATCCCCAAGTCCAGACTTGATCCCATTTTGCTTGGCTCCGTTAGCCGCGGACTCGATCTCGTCGTACGCACTGCCAGCCAAATCGCTCCAACGCTTTAGCGCGCCGTTATTGCTCGAATTGGAGACGCCAGAGAGGAGTGAGGTTGCTTGGGAGATGATCTCGTCTGGATCGTCAGACGTGCCAGTCAGTCGGACGATTTCCGTACCAGTTCGTCGGAGTGTACGCAGCAGCGCCCACTTCTTGACGATTTTTGCATATTGGTCGGCGTGAATTGAAGTGGGGGTCGAATGGGCCAGATCCATCAGGTTGACCAGGCTCGGGCTGCTCATCGCGTCCATTGCCTTCAACTTGTCGTGCACGGTGACCGTATCGATCTTGCCGTGTTCATTCCAAATCGAGAGACAGGCCGCGTAAACATCCCGGCACAGGGCGTCTTCAAAATCCTCTGGCTTGACGACGTCGCTCACCAACGCCATCACGCCGGTATCGATCAGAATCGATCCGACAAGAGAGCGCTCAGCGTCGGAATTGGTCGTTTCGGGCTTCCACTCCTCCATCTCAGCCACCAATCGCGAGGTAGCGACGGGTCGCGGCAACCAATAGCTGTTTTACAGTGTCAGAAGGATGAGGTGTCAAGTTTTCTGCCCTCCAAGCAAGCGCTAGTTCTGTAAGGGACTGATACGCCTGCTCTACCCTAGCAGTGTATGCAAGATCCTGCACACCACGAGAGAGCTCAATAACACGGTGACCACTACGGATGCAGTCCTCAAGCTTGGATTCGATTTCATCCGAAGTCTGAGAACGTTCAATCCTGACGAGAACTGTCCAGACATGCTGGAACATCACTTTGCACTTTCGCTTAGCTTCGTGCTTTTTCACATTGCTCCTTTATTGCCTGGCATCTTGACTGGGGGAAAAGACCCGACTGGAAGTGCTCCATGCGTCAGCATGGGGTACGTACCAGCGGGTCTATAGTTCCGCCCAAAAATTTGCCGGCTTTTTCTATAGTTTGTCAATACTTAGAATGGCAGGTCAGCAAAGCTATCGTCAGCAGCTGCGGAGTTACCCGGCTGTGCGCTGTACCCGCCCTGGCTCTGGCCCTGGCCGTCATTCTTGCTTCGCGCAAGGATCTTCAGGAACTGAGCAGACACGGCGATATCGATGTGTCGCTCGCCCTGCTTGTCAGTCCAGTCGGAGACCTCAAGGCCGCCCTCGATGTACACCATGTCACCCTTGCGGATGCTGTTGGCGGCGTAGTCAGCGCGCTGGTCCCAGGCCGTTACCGGAACCCATACCGTCTTGTCGTTACCCTGGTCATCCTTGCCAGCGTGATGAGCAACGTTAAAGTTCGTTACGTTGCGTCCGCCCTTGGTGGTGCGGAGTGTAGGTGCCTGGCCAACTCGGCCGATCAAAGTTCCCTTAAACATAATTTATTACCCTTCGTTTTGTATCAGGACGTCTATGCGTTCCTGAGTGTGTCTAGTTTGAAGATCTATCACCCTTGGTAGGAACCATCTGTCGTTGACACCAATCCCTTTGGCGATGGAGTCCATCGTCAGCTTGAGAATGTTGTCCGCGTCAATTGGCCTGTTGAGATAGATCCAAAAGTGTACGGCTATTAGTCCCTCTCGGGGTTGCCATCCGCTTTCGCTTTGTGCGATGCGGACAGCGTATTCAACATAAGTCTTCCAATCCTTAGCCTCCTTCGACATATATACGCTACCAAGACGCCGGTTTACCCTAAACGCCTTATTCCAACTCGGCGGTCTGCCGAGTAACTCAAATACCAGCTCGCCCGAGGTCGGGTCGGAAGTCTGGGGCCTTGGATCGGATGACGCGGCAGGTGTGCTGAAGTCGCGAGACTGCTGCTCCATATCCATCATCCTCCAATTCGTCCAGCGTTCGGTTGCTGGTTACCAAGGTAGGGAGCATCTTACCGTATCGGCTTTCAATGAGCACGTACAAGCGCTCAGCAGCCCAATCGGTGGCTCGCTCCTTACCGAAGTCGTCAAGGACCACGACGGACGCCTCGTCGCGGCAGAACTGATAGAGGTCAACTGCCCGGGAGTCGGTGTACTTCTGTGCGTCGCGGATAGTGTCTAGGAACATCGGCACATTGACAAATCGCATACCGGCAGTCCCGTCGCGCCATAGACGCCTCGAGAGTGCGGCAGCCATAAGGTGCGTCTTGCCGCTGCCTGGCTCACCCATTAGGAATAGTCCCCGGTCGGTCAGCGGGGCATCTGCCCACTCAATCGCTGCCTCCATAGGCTTGTCTGGATTTGCTCGCGGCTGGTAGTTCTCAAAGGTGCACCCAGCGTAGCGCTGCGGTATCCCGATGTACCTAAACATCCGGTCAAACTCTTCTTGATTAATCATCTCACTCCTCAACATACTGATCACGGCTTACTGTAGCACGGATTCCGGCAGAACGTACTCGGTTCTTCGGGGCTGCCATAGCCTTCTGCAGGTATGATAGCGCATCTCCGCTGAGCTGTCTCATTGAGATGTCCGCAATCTTCACCATCAGCGGACCATACTGCTTGTCAGAGGCTTTCAGGATCATAGCGAGCCTTATATATTGCTCTCGATCCATTGAAACCCCCATCATCGCCTGCCAGTACTCACCAAGCCTGCCAATCTTTGCTGAGTCCGTTGGCCCGTTGATAACGTAGTCGTACCACTCGCGCATCGTTCTCACTGGCGCGTCGGCGGTGATGCCAAGTGTCTCAGCGCGCTTGCGATAGGTTGCCGCCTTGCGCTTTCGCTCCTCGAGCTCCTCCTGCGGCAGGTCGTTCCACTCTTCCCAGTCGTGAATCAGCAAGCCATCGAGTAGACCAGCACGCCTAAACGCAGGGAGGTGCTTGATGTACTGCTTGCCAATAAGCATCTGGACGTGCTCTTCCGACTCAAACTGGCCGTTGGTCTCCGCGGCAGCGCAAAGCAAGACGACCCAGGCATATCGCGCAGCGTCATCTGGCAACCGCGACATCTTCTTGTGCCGCGGAAGATTTACGTGGATGCGGATGTGGTCGGCTATGACTTCGGTCCCGACTTGTCCGCCAGCTTCGGCACTAGCCGTAGCAGTTCCTTGCGGGTCGTTGGGATTGCATTGCCGTTCTGTCCGTTGGTGTCTACGCATAGTCCCCTAAATTCACATGTCTCATGAAACCAGGCTTCTGGGTTTGGGAAGAACGCTTTCTTCTCGATCATATCAAGAATTCCGCGAGCCATCATGTACAACTGATCAAAGTTTTCCTGACTTCGGTAAGTTGACCGCCGGTCAACATTCGGACCCTTTGAGTTCAGCGTGATGATGTTGAAAAGAACCTCTGGGTTCTTGCCAAAGTTGTCGCGGATAAGTCCAGCATACGCAGTAGCCTGCATATCCTTGTGCTCCTTACCCTTATCCCACGCACGATAAGAGGTTTTGTGGTCGATAACAATGTTGCTCTTCGTGTAGAGATCCGGCACGCCCTTGAGCTTCACTGGGAGGCTTCCGAGCTTACTGTGCTTGATCTCGCCGTACATCGCCCGCTCGACGGCCTCAGCCTCCCAATCGTCGCCCTCGTCAAGCGCAGCGATAAGCATAGCCTCGCTCTTCACAGCCTCACCAAGAGGGTCTCGTATCTTTTCGTTCTCCCAGTTGACCTTGGAGGACTCCTCGGCGAAGTAGCGTCGCGTGTACTCCAGTGCCTGATCCCGGCTTGACTTTTTGGTGCTGTACCACCTGGCAAGACCGAAGTGGACACTAGATCCAACTAGCGCGGCTGCTCCGGTTGATTCCGTCCAAAGCTTTTTGCCGTACCTGAAGTATCCGTAGAGAGGGCACGTCAAATAGGCACGTAGCTCCGAGATGGAGAAGTACCCCTTTGAGACCTGCGCATCTAGCGTTTCGCTGAGATGCTTCTTTGCGCTCTCAACGATCTCCGCCTTGACGTCGTTAGTTAGAACCTCTGGCTGCTCATCCATTTGCGGCGTCCAGTGCATCCTTACGGGCCTTGTACGCCTTCTGGAGAGCCTGCAGCCGCTCGCCAGCGAGATTGCTGCTTGCGATATCCTTGCCAATTGCCAGGAGTTCCGCAGAGCTGCTCGCTGAATTTATTGACGCAATCCAGTCAAGGATCGCGGGATCTTCTTCGTCGCTAAAGATTTCAAGAGCTGCGGCAACGATTGCCTCATCACTCTGCTTCTTTGCGGCTGGCTTTGTCTCTGACTTTGCCGGACCGCCCTTGGAAGCGATCTCTTCCGATGACGCCACCTTCTTGGCTGGGAGGCCAGCCATGACAAGCGCGCGTCCGACTGCAGACGTCTCGCAGTTCTCCACCTCGCTACCGCGGGTATATGGAGTGCTACCTGGAATTGCAAGGAAGCTATGGCCAGTTCCCGCTGGCTGCTCATTCTCGCTAATGCCTCGGTAGGCTAGCGCTCGGAATGAGACTCCCTTGTCGTCAAGGTGCATCATGGTGGTCTCAATTCGACCATCCGGATAGGCCTCGTACCAGGCCTTGATTCTCGCCGCTACATCTACGTAGTCATCGAGCTTGAAGCTTCCACGTCCTGCTGGTGCGTTGTTTCCGTATGCCATTTACTTACTCTCCTTATCTACCCAATCTTCAAACAAATCCTGCTCTGTCATATTAAAAAGCCTCGATAGTTTTCTCCTTAGTGGCTTCGACATAGGACTATGTCCGTATTGTACCTGATTCAAATACCCAAGACTCACGCCAAGCATTTCGGCGATCTTCGCCCGCTTAAGCCCAGTTTTCTTGAGCATTACCCAGACCTTATCAGACCTGATCTTTTCTTGCAAGCGGCGCCCCTGGTGCTCTGGGCCGCTCAGCCGACTCACTTCGGCTCTCGCTTCTTGGCCCTTTCCAGCAGTTGATACACACGGTTCCTGCTGATGCCAAGTTCCTTCGCGATGGACGTAATCGTCCTGCCCCCGGAGGAAAGCTCTCGGATTTTAGCGACTCGGTCCCAGAATGGGGCAGCGTGAATACCGGAAAGGTACTCGCGGCTGCACGGCCAGCACCGAAGCGTATTCTTTGTGGACGTAGCTGCGCCACAGTCAACGCAGATCTGGTCCTGATTCAACTTTTCACTCATCGATGCGCTCCTCTGCGGCCGGTACGAGGTCGTCCGAAACCCGCTCTTCGTTGCTTGCAAGGTGCCTAAAGAAGCACTTTGTGTGGGTGTCTCCATGCGGTGTCTTTATGACTGGACCGAGATTCTGGACGGCGGCCATTTTATTGCCAGCGCCCTTCCGGTTAAAGCAGTCAGGGTGTCCGCATACATCGCTGCCGAACAGCTGTTTTGCGACAAACATGTCAGCCATAAGCCTCTCCTTCTACGCCTATCAAATACCCTCGTAGGGCCGCTCTCCATTTCTTGGAGGATTCAGTCTTCACCCTATGGTGTAAACCGCATAGTATCACGCAATTAGCCCTTGACGATGGTCCGCGTTTGCCAAGGCCGGACGTTGACACATGGTCAACTTCTAGTGTGATTTTCCCGGGGCCAAATTGGCTCCCGCATTCTCCGGTCATGCCAACCGATGGACCGACGCAGCCCTTATCCCTTTTTAGGAGATCGAGTCTTAGGCTTTCTGTTACGGGGTCCTTGTGCGCCATCCTCTGCCTCCTGCTTGTTGGGACTTGCCTTTTCGGATCTCATTATACGGCACGGAATGCAGAAGCACGGCTGTTGGTGGTAGAGCTTCTCCGCCATTAGCGCTTACGTTCGCGGGCCTCTACCTGGCGCATGACCTTATTAGCCCATCGCTCCCCAGGAACCCCGCCCCATAGCGCATTTGCAATCCTGCCAGCGGAAGGATAGCCAGCCTCGCCAGGCCGATATCCCTGACCCTTGCGATCGACCGCGTGACGCGCATGCCAAGCTCGCATCTTTCGCGCACGAGCAATCGTCATGGTGTCATTGATCAGCATTCGCGCTGTCGTTTGACCAGGGCCGATCCCGCCGCGACCGAACTCTTTGCGCCAGTCCAGGCCTCGCTTCGCTTCAGCTTTTACTGCTCGTGGTGCCTTGAGGTTGATGGGTCGCTCTGACTTCTCGGTCTCGGACTCGCCGTCCTCCTCTGCGTCCTCTTCAGCGGAAAGGATCACTACCTTTGCGGCTGTGTAATCAACATCATCATTGGCATCGAGGACGTAGATCTTCTCGAACTCCTCATGGAGCTCCTCGATAAGTTCCAGCTTTGCCTCTGCGTTGTCCTCAACTGGAAGGATGAACACGTTCGTGATTACGACCTGGTTGTCGTCAAGCGCCTTCATCATAGGTCCAAGGTCTTCCTTCTGAACATTGGTCATAATGTAAATTTCAGCGCCCCCGTCCTCACCTTCCTCAAAGCCCTCAATGATGTCAAACCCGCCTTCGAGGATTTCAAAGCCTGGGGTCATGATCGTCCCGATTGGATCGACAAGAACAGCAGCCGATCGCTTTCCTGGGTTATTCTTCTTCATCGGTGGCTGCGGTGGGAGACCAGGCTTAGACCTTCGTGCTGGCGGCTTTGGCGGGAGATTCTGCTCTTCGCTCTTTTCCTCGCCAGGCATTGCGCTGTCTGTGGGCATTGCGATTGCTGGCGGCGTTGGCTCATCGGCTGGTTGCGCAGGTGTCTCCGGGGTCTCCTCGTCGCCACCTTCTGGTGCGCCAACTGGACTATCTGGCGGAGTGGTATTCCCGTCCTCGTCGACGATTCCAAGTTCGCGCGCATACAGCGAAAGTGGCAAGAAGCCGCGCGGTGTTGGGAGCCAGATCTCGTCACCAATCTTACCCACTCCGTCCTGGCCACGCTCACGAAGGGCATCGTTCAGGCGGAGCCAAGGCATACCGGCAAGTGCAGCTCGGTAGTACGGCGTAATGACCTCCTTAGAGGCCCGGCCGAGATCGGTGTAGGTAAATCGGAGGTTTTCGTCGTAACGCCAGACAATTTCTCGCGTTAGGTACTCGGCAATAAGGTCGAGGAGCGGGGTGATGCCGACGTCCTGTGTGAATGCGGCGCCAACCTCGGCGCTTGCCCGATTGACGTCCATTGTGATGCCGATGTCTTGTGGCTGCACGCCGAATACTGCACAGATCTTACGGGCCAGATAGATTTGCCATTCCATGAACTGCATGTCTCGGTTTGACGGCGCAAGTGGAATCCACTGCATCTGCTTGCCACCACCCGTAATGGCGACTTGGCTGCGCCCAGCAATCTCCGCGTCCCAGTAGGACTTAAATGCGTCAACCTGATCCGGGCGAATACCCTCACCGAGGTGAAGTATTCCCGGAGGGGCCGCCTGAGTCACGGACCGCGAGTTGTATTGGGCCGCAGCCATGTCGGAGTCAATTGTCGAGGCCAGAACCTCGAGCGGGGACAAGCCAAGTGGCGAGTAGGTCATCGGGTTCGCCTGGATAACAACAAGCTCATCGTTCAGGTACTTCGAAACGACCTTCCCGGAGCTGTCGTATTGGTAGTAGCGCGGCTTATCTGAATCAGTCCCATCCCACGACGGGTCAAAACGGATAGATCCTCCGTCAATTGGCCAAAGATTAGCGATTGGGTCACGTCGGATTCCAAGGCGAGCACCTGCCGTAGGCTCAACTTCAATGGCGCCGATGTCAAGCGTCAAAAGATCTTCGATCACTGGCTCGATGAATGAGCGGAAAGAGTCCCTTCGCGTGTTTGGATGACGGAACAAATACTTGATGCGCTTTACGGTTAGATGATCTACTGGTGTCTCGCCGTCAAGCGAAACGATGTCCCACTGTGCTCGGCTAACCTGCGTGCGACGTAGATTGATTGCGGCCCGAATCCATGGATTTTCGCGCGCCCATCGTCGAAGCTGCTTTACAGAACGCTTACCATTATTGTCAATCTGAGAAGCGCCGCGCGTATACGGGGAATTGTCCCAGTTGGGCAGCATCTCGTCGGGGAAGTTCTTGACAGTCTCGTTGCCGCCCCTGCCAAGGATACGGTCAAGTATCGATCGATCTTCGGCCACTTATCTTCTCCCTCTAATGGAGGACCTGACGGCCCCCCAGATGGTTGTTTCCTGCATTTCCCCAGAGATTACTTTTCTTGTCTGTTCTAATGTTAGCGCAACCCTGCGGACTGAACCGTCATACGATATTGCTCTCATGCACGGATAATTCTGCCAGTATCTCGGGACGGCAAATCGCCCGTCAGCAAAATCTACCACGACAGTCGATGTTATGTCAGGTGTCAATCCTCTACCTCGTTATTGTCCTCTCCTGGCAAGACGATTTCATTGTCTTCGTCCTTATCAAGCTCCCAGACGTGCCTTGCATAAGCTCGCTGCTGGGGAACGCTCCTCCGAAGCCTGTGCAGCAGTTTATAGCAGTCAGAACAGACTGCGTATCTTTTTTGCCCCTTGGCCCTTGGAACCAGTGGCTCTGGAACAAGGACGGTCTCGATGTGATGCTCTCCACTCATAATGAAGCAAAGCGCGCATCGAGGGTGGGCCCTTTGTATTAGCTCGTATCTCTTAACAAGGGGCTCAAAAGTCTTTTGTAGTCTAGCCAGCTCTTTGTACCCGCGCTTTAGTTCGGATGCAGTTTCCTGAAGCTGCTGGCACGTTGGGCACTTTTTAGACGGCTCATCCGCCGACACCTCGGATATCTCGGTCTCCGGCCCAGGGGCGAATTCGCTGTCAGTATCCATGGCATTATTATACGGTATAAAGGACTAATACCCACCCTAACGGGCTAAATAGGTGACTAATAGGGTCTTAATATGTGTAAACTATGCAGAAATGTGGTTAAATACCACGTAGAAATTGTTCTGTTGACTAGTCAATAGAACAGTCATACAATCCTAGGGCTAGGGGCTATGCCCAGGGGAGGATGTCTTGGATTTCAAGCTTTACACCAACGCCCTAAAGGTACGGGAGACCGACAACGGGGACCTATACGTCTCCGGGACTACGTCATCCACGATTAGGGATCGACAAGGTGATGAGATCACTCTTGATGCTATCAAGTCAATGGCGGATACGGCAAAGCAGAATATGACCGTGTTCCTCAACCATAACTACAACGTCCCTGAGGACCTCTTTGGTTCTGTTACCGACGCACGAATTGTTAAGCGTCTCGACGCTGACACCGGCCTAGACGTCTACGATCTTGATATTGACATTAAGGTTTGCCCTGAAGATGAGAACCCAGCAGCCATGCAGGCCTATAAGGCCATCAAGCGTGGCGTAAAGCTGGGAATGTCGATTGGCGCTCGCGTGGAGAAGGTCTCCAAGCGAAAGGACTCTAGTGGCTTGGATACATACGTTATAGAGAAGGTCAACCTTCTTGAGTCTAGCATCGTCGGCATTCCGGCGAACCAGAGGTCCTATCTCCAGAACGCACTCAAGAGCCTCAGAAG